TGGTTTTGGTAATGGTAAAGAACCTGAAATAAAAATTATTAAAAGATATGTTAGTGGGTATGATTTTTATTGCCCTGTAGATTATCAAGGGGGTTTAGCATACGCTGAATTAGAATCAGAAGTAGCAGACTACTTAATTAACGATGTACAAAATGGTTTTAGTGGTACTAAAGTAGTAAACTTTAATAACGGTGTACCTGACCACGAAAAACAGATAGAAGTTAAAAACGATGTAATGCGTAAGCTGACTGGATCACGTGGTGAAAAAGTAGTTATTGCTTTTAACAACAATGCAGAAAGTAAAACAACAGTTGATGACATACCATTAAACGATGCACCACAACATTATGAATACCTGTCAAATGAGTGTTCAAGTAAGTTAATTGTAGCACATAGGGTAACAAGTCCTTTACTTTTAGGAATTAGAACAGATAACAATGGTTTAGGGTCTAATGCAGACGAAATAAAGACCGCTGCGCTACTTTTTGATAACATAACTATAAAACCATATCAAGACTTAATAACTGAGTGTATAGACGATGTATTAGCGGTTAACGGTATTAGTTTAAAACTTTACTTTAAGACATTACAACCTTTAGCATTTATTGATACAGATAATGCTATTACAGACGAATCACGTGAACAAGAAACAGGTGTAAAAGATGAATATTCTTTATCAAGTCAAATAGTAGATAATGATTTTGCAATTATAGATGATAGATTAGGCTATGCTAAAAAAGAAATGGCAATAGAAGCAGCTAAAAATATAGGTTGCGAAAGTTATCACGAACACGAATATGAAGGTAAAATTTGGTATATGCCTTGCGAAAAGCATATAAAAGATGATTTAAGTGCTGAATTTGATGATGACAAAATGTTTAATTTACTTGATGAATTTGGTGAAGATGAAGATTTAGAAAACTGGGATTTAGTAGATGAACGTGAAGTAGACTACAAACAAGAAGAAGCATTAGACAAAATGGTAGGTTTAGCTTCTACAGGAACTGCAAGACCAAACGCTAAAAGCAAACAAGACGAAGTAACAAATGACTTAACAGCTTTTAAAGTACGTTACCAATATGCACCGTTAACAACACAAGCTAACAGTAGGGAGTTTTGCAAGAAAATGGTAAAATCTAAAAAGATATACCGTAAAGAAGATATTACCCAAATGGGTAAAAAGGCAGTAAATGCAGGTTGGGGTAAAGGCGGTGCTGCTACTTATGATATTTGGTTAAGTAAAAACTTTCATCAATTATATAAAGGCGGTGGTTCGTGCAGACATTTTTGGATGCGTAAAACGTATATGGCAAAAGGTGTACAACCTGATGCAACTAACCCTAAAGCAGAAGTATCAGTAAACAAAGCAAAAAAAGAAGGTTTTAAGCCTGAAGTAAATGATAAGAAAGTTGCAAAAAGACCACGAGATATGAAAAACAGGGGTTTTATAAAACCTAAAAACTTTACAACCCCAAGATAATGGCAGAAGCAATATTAATAACACGAAAAGATGTAGTAAAGTTTACTGCTATGAATGGTGGAGTAGATACGGACAAGTTTATACAGTATATAAAAATTGCCCAAGATATTCACGTACAAAACTATTTAGGTACAGACTTACTACAGGCTATACAAACTAAAATCAAAGCAGGCAACTTATCAGGAGACTATTTAAGCCTTGTTACAGACTACGTAAAGCCTTTACTTTGTCATTGGGCAATGGTTGAGTACTTACCTTTTGCAGCTTACACAATAGCTAATAAGGGCGTTTATAAGCATAGCTCAGAAAATGCAGAAAATGTATCAAAAGAAGAAGTAGACTTTTTAGTAGAAAAAGAACGTACAACTGCACAATACTATACTGATAGATTCATAGATTATATGAGTTTTAACGCAAGTTCAAAGTTTCCTGAATATTACAGTAATAACAATGAAGATATTTCACCTGATAAAGACGCAAATTTTAGTGGATGGGTGTTATAAGATATAAACCAAAAGAAGAAAACGTAAATAAGTTGAAACAGTATTTAACTTATATAACAAAAACCAAAAAAAGTAATTGTATTATATATACAAAAAACATTAAAAATTAAAGATGGATTACGGAAGTGTATATACTGTAACGTGGTGGGGTGCTGTAAATGAATTAAATAACTGGGGTATTGTTTATCCTTTTGATTCAGATGATTCTAATTTTAGATGCGATACAACTTTGGTAACTTCAGATAAAACAATATACACAGCAGACCAAACAAAATTTTAAAATATAAACAAAATATATAACTAACTGACAATCAACAGATTATGTGTGCAAAACAAGTAATTAATATTGGGACTACCGCAAACGATGGCACAGGTGACCCTTTAAGAAGTGCCTTTGACAAGGTAAACGATAACTTTACGGAACTGTATACAGATGATGCAGGTGATGTAAATTCAATAGTGGCAGGAACTTCGATTTCTGTTTCAAGCGCAACTGGTGACGTAACGGTAACAAATTCAGCACCAAACGCAACCCATACAGGGGAGGTAACTGGATCAGGTGCTTTGACTATTACAAACAATGCTGTTACTACTGCAAAAATTCTAAATGACAATGTTACACACGATAAATTAGAAAATAGATATACAGCAGAAGTTGCAATTAGCACACGAACAGGAACAGTTGCATTTGACTTTTCAGCAGGTTCTTCATTTAAAATAGCAGGTGATTTAACTGGTGCTTATACTATAAATATTACTAATTATAAAAAGGGGCAAGTTGTGACAATATATCCATTAAAAGCGCAATCTGTTACTTTAACAGGTGGTTCGGGAACAGGGGTTTTTAATAAAGTTTCAGGTGTTAATTATGATAATACTGCAACAAGTATTTTGCAAATTGAGTGTGTAGATGATCAAGCAGCAAATCCTGTTTTTTTCTATTCAATCGCAACTTTTGCAGCAGATTCAACAATTTAAATTATGAGTTTAGGAAAAAGATTTTTAAATATTGCACCACCATCAAGGTCACCGTATGCTGTAGATTACTTAGTAATTGCAGGAGGTGGTTCTGGAGGGAGTAATATTGGAGGAGGTGGAGGTGCAGGTGGATTTAGAGCATCTTTTGGAGGAAATACAGGTGGTAATAATAATCCCGAAAGCACTTTAACCCTTGTACCAAATACAACTTATACTGTAACTGTAGGAGCGGGTGGTACTACGACACAACCAACACCTTATAATCCGGGAGGCGATGGAGGAAACTCTATTTTTTCGGGTAGCGATATTACTGATATTACTTCTACAGGTGGAGGTGGTGGTGGTACTGGTATTTCTGAAGAAACCCCTCCAATGGAGCCGGGTAGACCCGGTGGTTCAGGTGGTGGTGGATCAAGATTAGGAAATCAATCAGCACCCGGAGGTACAAGAACAGCTTCACCAGTACAGGGTTTCAATGGTGGTGCTTCTGCACTTAATGAGGGTGACTGTGCAGCAGGTGGAGGTGGCGCAGGAGCAGTTGGTGTATCAGTTCCAAATGGTGAAAAAGGTGGTCGAGCTGGTGGTGCTGGTTTGCAAAATTCTATAACCGTTGCGTCAGGAAATGGTATTTACTATGCTGGCGGTGGCGGTGGTGGCGGTTTTTCAAGTCAATTCGACGGAGCTGATGGAGGTCAAGGTGGCGGTGGCAACGGAGGAAGAGACGCTAATAAACGTTCAAGTGCAGGTACAGCAAACACCGGTTCTGGTGGTGGCGGTGGTGGAGGTAGTGGAAGTGATAGTGTAAGAGATGGTGCAGCAGGTGGATCTGGAGTAGTTATACTTCGTTTGCCTACTTCAAGTTATTCTGGTACAACGTCAGGTTCCCCAAATGTTGACCAAAGCACAGTATCAGGAGTAACAATATTGAAATTTACGGGCTCAGGTTCTTATACAGGATAAACTATGGCACATTTTGCAAAAATAAATTTAAACAATATAGTGGAACAAGTTATTGTAGTAAATAATTTTGTTTTACTTGATGAAAACGAAGTTGAAAACGAATCTAAAGGATTAGAATTTTTAAATTCTCTTTTCGGTTCTGCTAATTGGATACAAACTTCATACAATGGAAACTTTAAAAAACAATACGCTGCTGTCGGTTATATTTACGATTTAACAAAAGACAAGTTTATTTCACCAAAACCTTATAATTCTTGGGCATTAGATAGTGAAGATGACTGGCAGCCTCCAACTCCAAAACCGGGGTATGGGAGTTCATACCTATGGAATGAAGATACATTAACTTGGGACGCTGAATAATGGAAGAATTAAAGGTAGGTTTTACAACGTTTTTAGCATTGGCTTTAAATTTTAGTCAAGCAAACCCTATCTTGCAGACGATTAGTTTAGTTTTGGCTATAGCATATACTGGCATTTCCATTTACAATAAACTGAAAAAATGATGAATAGTAGAGAAAGAAGAGAATTAAGGGGTTATGTCGGTTCTGGCATAGTGTTTTTGTTTGTAATTCTTTTGTTGGTTTTTTTATCTGTTCGTGAAATACCTGAAACAAACAACGATAGTTTTAAATTAATAGTTGGTGCTTTAATTGCTACAATTGGTGCAGCGGTGTATGTATTTATAGGAAAAGACCCAAGCGAAGTAATTGAATTACAAAGAAAAAATGATTCTTTAGAAACTAAAGTTGATACACTTATACAACAAAAAGACATTTTAGAAAATATGATTATTAAAATGCAAGATGATTTAATAGATAAAATGTTTTTAGGAAAAGCATTAGATTTTGATGATAAAAATAAAAAATAAATTATGATAAAAATAATTGGTATATTAGTATTAATCTCAGCAGGATTAGTTGTGTTAACTTACAACGGTATTTTTAAAGATAAAGATAAAGATGGTATTCCTGATGCTATTGAAGATAAAGCTAAAGAAATAAAAGAAAAAATTAAAAAGAAAATCAAGAAAAGATGAAAGAACCTAAAACTTGCCAATGTGGAAACACAGCAAATCTTAACGGATATTGTGATGGCACACACTTAAAATAAAATATGTTACATTTTGATATACAAGAATTTGATGACCCAACACTTCAGAATAGTGGTATTAATATGGATGCTACTTTTTTGCAAATGCTCGATGATGCACGTGGAATTGCAGGAATTCCGTTTACCATTAATTCAGGATACAGAACCAAAGAACATAATGAAAAAGTTGGAGGAGTTTCAAACTCAAGCCACCTTGTTGGAAAAGCCGCAGATATTAAAGTGGGAAGTGGTTCAGAAAGATACATTATTCTTGATTCCCTTATCAAAGCAGGGTTTAAAAGATTGGGCGTGGGTCAGACCTTCCTGCATTGTGACAATGACGAAACCAAACCCAATTCTATTTGGACATACTAATACCGTAGGCAAGACACTATGGATAAGAAAAAATTTAAAGACACACAGGTAGGTAAATTCCTGTTAAATAAGATACCTGATGTAGTAACTGCTATTGCAAGTAATACACCAATATCAAGCGTTATACAAGCTATTATAGGTGGTTCTGATATGTCCGATGGTGACAAACAGATAGCCTTTAAAAAACTTGATATAGAACGTGCTGAAATAGATGGTACTACACGAAGGTGGGTAGCTGATGCACGTAGTGGTTTTTGGCTAACTTCAAACGTAAGACCATTAATTTTAATATTAATTACATTAAGTATAATATTAGGGTTTTTTTTAAAATTTGATGTTACATCTTTAACTGATTTAGGTAAAATTATTTTTTCAGCATACTTTGGTTCAAGGGGTATTGAGAAGGTATTTGGTAATTCAAAACATCAATAATAAATTAAATATTTTTTATAAAGTTTTTTTTAATCAATTAAAATATATACCTTCGACATTTTAAATACTTGATTTAATTACAATAATTATAAAAAATTGTAAATTTAAAAAAATTGTAAAAAATTAATGTAAATTATAAATAACAATTAAAATATAAGTTTTGGGAATAGATGAAAAGATACAAAAAATAAAAACCTATAAAACTTGGTCTTTAAAAAAGAAAGTAGACGAACTGCTAAGAATTGATGCATACAATTATACCGAGCTTGGAACTGATTCAACAGTTAAAGAAAAAAAAGAAGTTAAAGCCATAAGCAGAAAAATCTACAAAGCAATATCTTTTATAAGTCCTTTAGATGGTCATATACTATCAAGCCATATGAATGAAAAGGATTTAACTAATGCCTAAAAAACCAACAAGAAGTAAATTAGTAAAGAAACTTGATACAGTATTTAGTCAATGGACAAGATTAAGCAATGCGGACAACAATAAAAATTGTATTTGTGTTACTTGCAATAAGGTATTCTTTTGGAAAGAAATCCAAGCAGGGCATTTTATGAGTAGAAAACATTATAGTATTCGATGGTCATCTGATAATGTTAAACCACAATGTGCAGCCTGTAATGTATTTAGATACGGTGAACAATATAAGTATAGTTTATATCTTGGTAATAAGTTATCTAAAAAGCTATTAGAAGAAAGTCGTAAGATTGTTAAATTTACAAATGTAGAATTGGAAGAAATGATACAAAAATATAGCCAAAGGCTTAAAAAGTTTACTTGATTTTCTCTTGTAAAATTGTTCTTTGTTTGAAGGGTAGGATTAATTTCTTACCCTTTTTTTGTTATATTAAAAAATAGTTCTATCTTTGAAAAATGATAATGTATGTCAGAATTTATTATCAATCAAAGGGCATCTTTTAACCGAGATGCTTTTTTTTTGTTAATTATTTGTTTATTAAAAAAAAGATTGTATGTTTGTACTGTCAATAATGACAAAAAACAAATAAAAGGTGTTAGGAGCATCACGAACCATTCAATATATTAGATAATTTATTTTCAGTAGAAGATTGTAACAATTTAGAAGAACAATTAAACGAACTAAATTTTTTAGCAAAACTTTGTGATGAAGCATTTGATGAAAATTTTATAGAAAGGGCAGAAGAACTACAAGAAACAATACGTGTTTTAAAAAAACATTTAAATATTCCTTTTTTTGGGAGTAATGAAGATGAAGTTGTTTTTATTAAAGCATTTTTTGCTAAACAAGAATATTTAATTTACAAAGATAAAAACCATCCTTTAAGAATTTCATTAGAAAATTTTGAAGATTCACTAAAAAATGTATAACATATTTTATTTTTACAACACCCCCTTCAGAAATGTTGGGGTTTTTTTGTTAATTATTTTTTTGTATCTTTACAATATGGAACAATTTACAAAAGCAGAACTTTATGGTAAGACTTTAGAACTGCAACACGAAAACGAACAATTAAAGAATCAATTAATCTTAAACTTAAAGAACAATGAATAAAAAAGAAGCAAGTATTAACGAAAAACTATTTAACCTACAACAAGAAATAGGTACAGTTAGCAAAGATGCAACTAACCCTTTTTACAAGTCAAAGTATTTTGATATTAATTCACTTATTAAACAACTACAACCATTGCTTAAAAAGCACAGACTTTTACTTTTACAGCCTATTGAAGAAGATATGGTAGTAAGTAAGCTGCTTTGTATTGATGGCGGTGGTGGTGTTGTAAGTGGTTTAAAATTGCCTGTGATAACAGACCCTCAAAAATTAGGTTCTTGTATTACGTATTACAGAAGGTACACACTATCCAGTCTTTTAGGTTTACAATCTGAAGATGATGATGCTAACGCTGCAAGTGAAGTAACAGAAGAAAAAAAGTGGTTAAACCCTAACACAACGGAATACAGTAAAGCAATAGAATTTATAAAAGGGGGTGGTTCGATAGAAGCTATTAAAACCAAGTATAAGGTTTCAAAAAAGTTAGCTGATGAATTTGCACAACTGTAGAATAAGTAAAGTATATTACACAATTAAATTTAACAATAACACAATTAAAATAGATAATATGGATATTATAGGAACAATTAAATTAATTTCAGAAACTGAAGAAGGTACATCTAAAGCAGGAAAGGCTTGGGCAAAAAGACAAATTGTAGTAACTACAGATGAAAAGTACCCCCAAGACATTGCTATAGACTTTATGGGTGATAAAATACTACAGATTAATAATTTTCAAGTAGGCAACCCTGTAAACGTTTCTATTAATTTACGTGGTAATGAGTATAACGGTAAATACTACAACAGCATAAACGGTTGGAAGATTTCAAATCATATTGCAAACGTAGGAAACGAACAACAAAACCCTGCACGAGAAACAGCAGATTTACCATTTTAATTTAATGGGGGTTTAATTACCCCCTTTTTTTATACCTTAATGCGAAAACTAAAAGAAGGTGAACCTTTTCCTGATGACTTTTGGAATTACAAAGTAAACCAAATTACAGGTTATTATATAAAACCCAATAGAAACGATCAAAACAAAGAAACAGTTAAAAAATACGCTAAACCGCCTACAGGATTATGATAGCACAAGCAAAGAAACTACAAGATAAAATACTGGACATAAAATATGGAAGGGTAAAAGAAGGTTTAAAAATTGGTATTCCAGAAATAGATGAATTTTTAAGATACAAGCAAGGTAATTTTAATTTAATAATAGGACACGCAAACGTAGGTAAGACAACTGTTATTATTTACCTTTTTGTTTTATGGGCAATTAAACATAATTTAAAATTTTTGATATGGTCAAGTGAAAATACACCTGAAAGTATATTAAGAAAGATTATAGAATTTAAAATGGGTACACCAATACAAAAAGCAGGTGACAACCAAATTAAATTAGCGGTAGAATGGGCAAACAATCATTTTAAAATTATAGATGTAGATGAATTATATACATATAAAAATCTATTAAAAGAAGCAAACCAAATAAAAGATGCTTGGAATTACGATGCTTTATTAATTGACCCATACAATAGTTTAAGTAAAGACCCTACACTACAAAAGTTAACAGGCAATTCACACGATTATGATTATCAAGTAGCATCTGAATTTAGATTATTTGCTAAAAAAAGGAACACAACTATATATTTAAACGCTCACGGTGTTACGAGTGCTTTAAGGAACATTCATCATTCAGGACACGAATACGAAGGATTACCTAAACCTTTATCTATAGGTGATGTAGAAGGTGGTGGTAAGTGGGGTAACCGTGCGGATGACACGATTTGTATTTTTCGTTATACAGGTTCAAAAAAGGATTGGATGTATAGTAACATTTCTGTTTTAAAAGTAAAAGAAAATGAAACAGGGGGTCGACCAACACCGCACGAAGAACCTATAAAATTAAAAATGAAAGTAAATAATGTAGGATTTGAGTATCTTGGTAAAGATTTAATACACAACACAATACCAGTACAGAAATTAAACGTATGATAGGCTTGGGAATTTTATTGTTTATGGCATTTGTTTTTATAATAATAGGACATTTTAAAGATGCTGAAATAATAATAAGTCCTATTAAAGGTGTAATGTTTGGTTTCTTATATCACAAAGAACAATACGAAGATGAAGATGAAGTTACCCTGCAATGCTTGTTAGGGGTAATTAGTATAAATGTGATATGGATAAAGAAACTAAATGGTTAGCTAAAGTAGCAGAAAGACATAATGAATGGATCAATATGGTACATAGCTTTGGTGAATATGATTTTGCTGAAGATATTGTGCAAGAATGTTACCTGACTTTGTATAAATATGCAAATGAAGAAAAGATTATTAAAAATGGTATTGTCAGCAGGGGATATATTTATTTCTGCATTAGATCGCTATACTTCCAATACTATAACAGCAAGAAGAAAATTAAAAAAGTTTATCTTGATGATGAAGAAAATACCCTTGAAATACCAAACCTTGATGAAATGGATGAAGAAGTAGCTTTTAACAATATCTGTACACTAATGGATGAACACATTGATAATTGGCGATGGTACGAACGAAAGATGTATCTTCTTTATCGTGATTCAGGATTAAGCATACGTGGCATAGCTGCTGAAACTAATATAAGTTGGGTCAGTATTTACCATACATTAAAATATGCAAAGCAAGAACTAAAAGATAAGTTTAGTGAAGATTATGATGACTACCTAAATAACGATTACGAATTAATAAAATAACTATGGAAGACTTTAAAGGTGACAAAAGAAGCAAAGCATACAAAGAATGGAAAAAGAATCACGAAGCTAAAAGCGAAGGTTTAGGTGATACGGTTGCAAAAATTACTAAAGCAACAGGAATTAAAAAAGTAGTTGATACTGTATTTCAAAAACTTGAAAAAAGTTGTGGATGTGATGATAGAAAAATTTCACTTAATAAATTATTTCCATATCAAAAACCACTATGTTTAATGGAAGATGAATATAATTATCTATCAAAACGCATTGGAAAGATTAACAAAATAACATCTGAAGAACAAAAAGAATTACTATCTATCTACAATAGAATATTTAAAGACAAAAAAGAATTAACTTCTTGTAGTAGTTGTTTTTTAAATGGTGTATGGAATAAATTAGAAACAGTATTTAAAGAATATTCTTAATGAAGGGTTGGAAAGAAAAAGATTTGTTTAAATATCTTACTGGATGTTGTTATACTGATTTATTAAAAGCACGTAAACAAATGAGCAGGTGGGATTGTTACAGTCCAGAAACTTTTCATAGAATAGAATTAAAATGTAGGGGGGTGCATTATGATACTTTACTTATTGAAAAGAAAAAGTACGATGCAATAGTAAATAAATGTAATGATAATTTAGATATTCCTATGTACATTAACTCAACACCAAAAGGTGTATATAGATTTAATTTGTATCTTGTTGATCCTGTTTGGGAAATACAATACCATAACAAAACAACACAATTTGCAAACACAAATAAGATACCAAAAGAAGTTGCAATGTTAGATATTAAAGATGCAGAAATACTATAAACAAAGAAACAATGAACAAGAAGATAAACAATATTAAAGAAGCTGAATACTATACTAACTTTAATTTAATAGGTGAACACATAATTAAATCAAGAAAACTAAAACCTAAAAACAATGCATTAAACGAAATGTATTTTGGGTGGCAAGAAGTAGGATTCTATGTACATAGTCTAATAGGTAATGAAAGACTGTATGATCAATCGTTAAGCGAATACAGACTGGATAAGATACGTGCAGTAGAACGTGCAAGGGTAGCAGAAGATAAAGTAAAAGGATTAGAACAAGAAATACAAAAGCTGAAAACAAGAATAGATGTTGGTATTTAATATAATATTTGGCTACATAGTACTTTTATTTAAGATAATATTTGGATACTTTATAATGCGAATGATTCATTTAGAATTACTTCTTTTTATGGGATATGATATTAATGGAAAAAAAAAGAATAAGTGAAGTGGACAGCAAACAATACAGGAAACAAAAAGATAATTTATACAGAAATGAAAGAAAGTACATTAGTTAAAATGCAATACGATTTAAAATTAGTTCAACAGGCTTTAGTAGTTGCTTTAAATAAAATAGAAGCATTAGAAAAGAAACAAGAAAAAAGCAGTAGTTAATAAAATGTTTATTATATTTGTTTAAAACAAAGAAATAATGGACATAGAAAAACGTACACAAAACGCATTTAAGATTGGTCAGGCTTTAGGTTTAGCAAAACAAATACTTTACTATAGTACTGGCGACATTAACAAAAGACAATTAGAAGATTTAATACAAAAACTTGATAACATAGAACTATGAAAATATTGAACTTATATGCTTGTCTTGGTGGTAACAGGTACAAGTGGGATGAAGTTACAGATGTTAAAGTTACAGCAGTTGAATGGGATGAAGAACTTGCACTAATGTATCAAAAAAGATTTCCTAACGATAAAGTAATAGTAGCAGACGCACATAAATATTTACTTGATCATTATAAAGAATTTGATTTTATATGGTCATCACCCCCTTGTCCATCTCATAGTAGAGCAAGATACTGGAATAGTAGTAATTATGAAACAACTACAAAACCTGTATATCCAAGTATGAGTTTATATGAAGAAATAATATTTTTACAGCATTATTTTAAAAGTAAATATGTAGTAGAAAATGTTACACCATACTATAAACCATTAATACCAGCACATAAAAGGGGTAGGCATTTGTATTGGACTAATTTTAATCTTCCAAATGTTTTAAGTGAAAGAAAAATACAAATAGCCACAGGCACAAATGAAGTACAAAAACTATGTAAATTTCACGATTACGATTTTTATACTTACAAAGGAAAACAGCGTATGAATAAAATAGCAAGAAACCTTGTAGATTATGAAGCAGGTAAAACAATACTTGAAACAGCAATAGGAGTAATAAATAAACAAAACGTAAAACAAACAACAATATTTTAATTATGATAACATTACTAAACGGTGAACATTGGGCAAAAGAAGAAATACTTGCACATATGTATGAAGATGATTTTTATTATAACAAACTTGGTAAACACGCTTTAAGTTCTTCAAGCCTTAAAATGATTCTTAAAAGTCCAAAAACCTACAGAAACGTTACAAAGTATGGTGACCCTAATTCTGATAGTCCTGCACTTGCAGCAGGTAAGTTAGCGCATTGGATGCTTTTAGAACCACAAAAGATGGATGATGTGTGGGTGGTAGAAGCATCATCAAAAAACACCAAGATATATAAAGATGCAAAAGAAGAAAAAGGTGAAGTATTTTTAAGAAAAGAAGTAAACGCAGCAGAACGTTTAACAGATGCTGTATTAAGAAATGAAGCTGCACTACAACTATTAAGCAATAGTGAATTTGAAGTACCTGAAATAGCTATGTTGGAAGGTTTACCTTTTCGTGGCAAAGCAGATATTATACAAGGGGATACTATCATAGATTATAAGACAACTGCTGACTTATCTTCATTTCAACACGCTTGTTATAAATATTCTTATGAACTACAGGCATATATGTATTTAAGATTGTTTAACAAAAAGAAGTTTACATTTCTTGTAATAGACAAAGCAAGTACAGACATAGGTATATTTGAAACTACTGATGAGTTTATAGCAAAGGGTAAAGAAAAGTTTGATAGGGCAGTAAGCGACTACAAATACTTCTTTGAAGAAGATAATGATTTAGACCAGTATGTAATGCGTGGAATATTATAGTATGGATCAATTGTCTTTGTTTGAATCAGATTATTTAAGTAAATTAGAACCTTTAAAACATTGGAAATATAATACAGAAGCTGTAGAATACTTTTCAAGATATAAGATTAATAGAAGGGGACAGGTATATGACTTTAAAACAAACAAATATAAAATCATCTTAATTGATAAAAAAAAGTCAAATAATTACTATCCTACTGTTGGTTTAGCAAATGACTTGGAAAAAATTAATACCTATCAAATTCATAGATTAGTAGCTTGTAGCTTTTTAGAAAATAAAGACAAATTAAATTACACACAAGTAAATCATATAGATAGTAATAAACTAAACCATCACATATTAAATTTAGAATGGAACACGCCATCACAAAATATGCAGCACGCAGGTGCATCTAAAAATAAAAACCAAATAGAAATGTTTTGAATAAAGAAATAGCAAAAGAACTTGATATATTTGCAAATGATGTATGCAGCAGATATTCAAGAAAAGATAGAGAAGGTAATTTTAATAAAGAAACATTTTCTATAAGTGAAATAATACCAACAAGCGACCACACAGCAACAGTAGTATTTAAAAAAGATACAGGTAAATTAGCGGCATTTTTATTTTACTTTATTAATAGGGGTGCTTCTAAAGGATGGAAATATCTTGTACCTACTGATTCTCATATAACAGGATTTAGAGCATTTGAATATTATAAGCTGCAAGTAGAAAGAAGTAACTATAAACATAATTTTGAATAAAGAAATAGTACAAGAATTTTACCTGCTTGCTTTAGTAGATATAACAAATGGTAAAGACATAGCAGAACTTGAAGAAGCTATAGACCTATACGAAGAAGAAGAAGAATATGAAGCGTGTGCAGGAATACTAAAAGCAATACACGAATCAGGATATTTAACAATAAAAGATATAATATTAAAAATAGAAGATGAACAAGGATACGATTAAACAAATAGTAGAAAGCTACTTTGAAATAAACATAAGTAGAAACACAAGGAAACGCCAATACGTAGAAGCACGTGCTATATACTTTAAACTATGTAGAGAATTTACACAATTAAGTTTAGGGCAAATAGGTAAATCAGTAAACCGTGACCACGCATCTGTACTACACGGAGTAAGAAGTATTAACACTTGGGTACAAGTTGACAAAAGAATGAATAATAGTATGCGTATTCTAAGAAACAAAATAATAAACTACCAAATAGAAAAAGATGAAACCGTAGAATTGAATGAATCAATAGTACTTAAATACATTGAACTAAAAGAACAGGTAAAAAGCCAACAAGAAACAATAGACAAACTAAACATAGACCTAATTGAAATAACAGAAAAGCACACAATAAGGGAAAGGTTCTATGAAAAGTGTGGGTTTATAGGATAGTGTAGAATAACAAAATATTGATAATGTTATTGTTATAATATAATTAATAATAATCTTTTTTAATTATGGATAATAGAAAAAACAATGGTGGACATAAAACAGCAGGTAGAAAACCTAAAGCTGAAGAAGTAGCACTTATAGAAAAGCTAACACCACTTGAGCCATTAGCGTTTGATGCATTGAAGAAAGGACTGGAAGAAAAGGATTTTAAATATGTCCAGTTATTCTATAATTACTATGCAGGTAAACCACGTGAAACAAAAGATATTAGTATCAACGAAGATTTACCAATATTCTTATAGATGCAGGTTGCAAGAACCAAAGCACTAAATAAGTTATTAGAATTAGATAAAAGAATACGAGTAGTTAAAGGCGGAACATCAGCAGGAAAAACTATTTGTATTTTACTTATCCTAATAGACTACGCCATAAGAAACGAAGGTAAAGAAATAAGTGTAGTATCTGAATCTATACCACATCTTCGTAGGGGTGCTTTTAAGGACTTCTGCCAACTCCTAAAAGGTTTAGGTAGGTATAATGATAGCCAATTAAATAAAAGCGTTTTAAAGTACACATTTACGAATGGTAGTTA